GCAGTAAATGAAAAAAGTGAGTTTGTTCCCATTGAAGTTCATTGGACAGAGGTGCCTGGTAGAGATGATGCATGGAAAGAACAAACTGTTGCTAACACATCAGAACAACAGTTTCTACAGGAGTTTGAGTGTTCGTTTCTTGGGTCTATTAATACTCTCATATCACCTACAAAAATTCAAACTATACCATATGCAGACCCAATAGAATCTAATGCTGGCTTTGATGTACATGAAAAGCCACAAAAAGATTCTATGTATTGTATAGCTGTAGATGTTGCTAGAGGTGGGCAAAATGATTATTCTGCATTTACTGTTATTGATATTACAACTGTGCCTTATAGATTGGTGGCAAAGTATAAAGACAATGAAATAAAACCTCTACTGTTTCCAGAAATCATTTTCAATATCGCTACAGCCTATAATGAGGCTTATCTTTTAATAGAGATTAATGATATTGGAGCTCAGATTGCTGATGCATTGCATTATGATTTAGAATACGAAAATATTATAATGAGTCAAATGCGAGGGAGAGCTGGTCAGGTAATTGGTAGTGGGTTTGGTGAAGGAAAAAGTGATTTAGGAATTAGAACCACCAAAGCTGTTAAGAAGGTGGGGTGTTCTAACCTTAAACAACTTATAGAATCTGATAAGCTACTCGTAGAAGATTTTGATATTATTGTTGAACTTTCTAATTTTATACAGAAAGGTGCTTCATATGAAGCAGACGATGGTGCAACAGATGACTTGGTAATGTGTCTAGTATTCTTTTCATGGTTGGTTAATCAACCATATTTTAAAGAATTAACTAATGAAGATATACGACATCGTTTATTTGATAGTCAAAAGAAAGCTATAGAACAGGATATGTCACCCTTTGGATTTATAGTTGATGGGGTATCTCATACAGAGAAATCAGCTTTCACAGATCAAGATGGAGATTATTGGGTGCCTACGGAAGCCCCCGATTTCTTTGATGAAGAACGATATTAAAATTCCACACCTAAAGATAAATCATAACTAGCTTTAATTGCACAGTTCCAACATCTAATATCACATTCACTAATTAACTTTTGTATTTGTTCTTGGGCCTTATGTTTTTTACCGTGTCTTAAATTAAGACTTCTAATCTTTCTGTGATGTGGGTAAAACATTAGTGCTACTTGTTCACTTTCACCACAGTATTGACAACTCTTATTAACGAATCTATGAAGGAGAGAATTTCTCCTACCGTTTCTACCATCTTTTTTAGGTTCAACTAACATGATTGTGCATCTCTTTTTTATATTTATTTATGTGTAATGCACACCTATGTTATTTGAAAAACGAGTATTTTATAAATAACTAATGAAGATTGAAAATAATTTATATCATACTGAATAAAGTTAATGTGAAGGGCGGCTGGCCCGGGAGCATTAAAAACCTTTAGGGGAGAAATAAAATGGCTGATTTAGTTTCGCCTGGTGTACAAGTAAAAGAAAAAGATTTAACAGCTTCTGTACGGAGTGAACCCACAAGTATTGGTGCTACGGCTATCATATCTAATTGGGGTCCGATGAATGAAGTGGTTACTGTTTCAGATGAAACCCAACTGGTTAGTATTTTTGGTAAGCCCAATGGTACTAACTATCTGTATTGGTTTTCTGCTGCAAACTTTCTAGCTTACTCGAACACTTTAAGAGTTGTACAAATGCAAACCGCTGGTGCCTTGAATGCTGTGCAAACCGGTTCTGCGGTTTTAATTCCAAATACTACATCATGGTTGACAGGTGATGGTACATATGGTCCTTATGCCGGGGGTTCCCCCACTGCTATAGGAGAATATATTTCTCGTTTTCCAGGAACAAAAGGAAATAGTATAAGAGTTTCTGCTTGTTATACTGGTCAAGCTGTACCCTCTGTGTATGAAGCTAGTGCATATTACACACAGAATGTTGGCAATAATGGTGGTATTACTGCCGCTATGGCAAAAGGTGATACACAACTAACTGTGACTGCAAGTATGGACATAACAGTTGATGATATCATTTCGTTTGGTGTTGAAGGTCCTTATAGTGTGCCTGATGCTACAGCATTAGCTGAACAGGGACAGAAGTATAAAGTCACAGCTTATAGTAGTACGACACTCACAGTAGAAAGATATCCTTCTGCTAATGCAGTTGGTTTGAAAACTGCGATTGATGGTTCGGGTACTGCTGTGAAGATCAATAGATACTGGCAGTATTGGGATCAGTTTGATGGTCCTCCTGGCACTTCTACATGGATGAAGAATAAACAGGGTGGCTTGACAAATGGTAAAGATGAAATGCATATCATCGTTATTGATAGGGATGGTGGTATTACAGGTGCGCCTGGAACCGTCCTAGAAAAATGGTCTAATCTTTCTAAGATGATGGGTGCGGTAACTGATAGTGGTGATAATAACTATTATCCTGATGCTCTATATCTTGGTTCTAACTACATTTATTGGGTAGATCATCCAGCTGGTGCAACCAACTGGGGTACAGAACCTGTGGCTGGCAATGCACCGTCAACTGTACCAACTGATGGATTAAAAACCGGTTGGTCAAATAATCATTCTGGTGGTGTTGGTGGTGTTACACCTACAGAGGGTGAGAGAGCTCTTGCTTTTGATCGCTTTGCAGATGCCGATGGTGTTGATTTTAATTTACTAATTTCTGGTCCTGCGACAGTAAGTGGTGCAGCTGGTACAGCCCACGCTATTGATCTTATCGACCTTGTAGAAAAACGTAAAGATTCCGTTGTATTCTTATCTCCGTATTCGCAAGCTGTCGTGCCTGGGGCTGCTGGCTCTAGTCCGGCAAACTCGTATCAATCAATTAATAATGTAACAGCTTGGGCAGATTCATTACCTAGTTCATCGTATGCAGTATTTGATAGTGGTTATAAAAAGATGTACGATAAGTACAACGATATTTTCCGTTGGGTACCACTTAACGCTGATATCGCTGGTGCTTGTGCAAGAACAGATGCCGTTGAAGATCCGTGGTGGAGTCCTGGTGGCTTGAACCGTGGTCAGATTCGGGGTGCTATAGAACTTGCACTTAACCCCACACAAACCGAACGTGATTCACTTTATCGTGCTCGTGTTAATCCTGTAGTTACATTCCCAGGTGAAGGCACAGTGCTTTGGGGTGACAAGACTGCACTAGCACAGACAAGTGCTTTTGATCGTATCAATGTTCGTAGATTGTTTATTACAATCGAAGAAGCAATTGCGAAGGCTTCTCGTACTGTACTCTTTGAATTCAATGATACATTTACGAGAGAGAACTTCTTGGGTATGGTAAATCCGTATTTGAGAGATGTAATGGCTCGCCGTGGTATTACAGACTTCTTAGCTGTTTGTGACGAAACCAATAACACTGGTCAAGTTATAGACAACAATGAATTCCGTGCTGATATCTATGTCAAGCCTGCACGTTCTATCAATTTCATTACCTTAACCTTTATTGCTACACGAACAGATGTTGCGTTTAGTGAAGTGGTTGGTCGGGCTTAATAAAAAACAGGAGATAAAACAAGATGGCAAATATTAGTAGTTTTACAAATGCTCTGCAAGGTGGAGGTGCCCGTGCTAATCAATTTCAAGTCACGATGTCTGGTGGCGGCGCAACGGGTGGCCCTGTAAGCCAAGGCTTTTCGTTTTTATGTCGTGGTGCTCAGATTCCTGCATTGACCATTGGTGAGATAGCTGTCCCATATCGTGGGCGTCAAGTTTTTCTTGCTGGTGATCGTACTTATGATGCATGGACTGTAACCATTATGAATGATAGAAGTATGGGTATTCGTGGTCAACTGGAATCTTGGATGAACAATATGCAAGATATTGGTGCTGCGACAACCTCACCATCATTAAATGCGAATACTTACTATGCAACAGCTATTGTAAAACAGTTAGACAGAAATGATGCAGTAATTCGGACATACAATTTAGAAGGTGTATGGCCGACCACTCTTGATGCAATTGATTTGGCGTTTGATGCTAATGATGCAATTGAGGAGTTTGGTGCAACATTTAGATTTAACTGGATGACAATAGCTGGTGGTGCTGGTGCTTCAAGTGGCGGTTTAACATTTTCACTCACAGCTTCAGGATCACTGACTGGTTAAGTAGTTTTTGATTATGCTGGTTTTCAATCAGTATAAATAGTTATACTATGGCAGAATTATTTGGATGGGAAGTAAAGAAGAAGGAGGGCGACAAAGCCAAAAGCTTTGTCGCTCCTTCGGACGAAGAAGGCACACTAGATATTGCTGGTGGTGCCGGTTTCTTTGGGCAGTACTTATCTTATGATAAGGCTGCTCGTAATGATTATGATTTGGTACGCAAGTACCGACAAACCTCAGAAAACCCTGAGTGCGACCAAGCGATAGAAGATATCATTAACGAAGCCATTACGGCTGATGAAACTGATATCTCTGTTGCAGTCAATCTCGATTGGGTTCCTCTCTCTATGTCTATCAAACGTAAGATAGATGAAGAATTTAAAGAAGTTCTTACACTCCTTCAGTGGAAAAAGAAAGGGCATGATATTTTTAGACGGTGGTATATTGATGGTAGAATTTTCTATCATAAGTTAGTTGATGAAAAATCCCCCCGAAAAGGTATAACAGAAGTACGTTATATTGATCCTAAGTTTATCAAAAAGATTAGAGAAGTAGAAAAGGAAAAAGTACAGAACGGTGTAGAAGTAATCAAGTCTGTTAAAGAATGGTACGTCTACAATGAAGCTGGTGTATATCCTTCTCTACCTGCAATCGGTGGTTCTTCAAATAGTCAGGCACAAGGATTAAAAATATCTCCTGATGCTATTGCGTATGTTCCATCAGGACTCTACAACCCCACAACCAATCAAGTTTATTCTTTATTACAGAAGGCCATCAAGCCTACTAACCAATTAAGAATGATCGAAGATGCGGTGGTGATCTATCGTATCGCTCGTGCTCCAGAAAGACGTATCTTTTATATCGACGTTGGTAATCTACCCAAACCTAAAGCCGAGGCATACATGAAAGATGTTATGTCACGTTATAGAAATAAAGTTGTTTACGATTCTAATTCGGGTGAGATTATGGATGACCGGAATCAAATGTCTATGCTTGAAGATTTCTGGTTGCCTCGTCGTGAGGGTGGACGGGGTACTGATGTAAGTACGTTATCTGGTGGTCAGAATCTTGGTGAACTAGAAGATATCAAATACTTCCAGAAGAAACTCTACAAGTCACTAAACATTCCTATTTCTCGTTTAGAGTCTGAAGGTGGTTTTAATCTTGGTAAATCAACAGAGATTACCAGAGATGAAATTAAGTTTAGTAAGTTCATTCAGCGTCTGCGTAAGAAATTTTCAGAACTGTTCCAGGATATGCTTAAGACCCAGTTAGTTTTAAAGGGTATAATGAAGCCAGAAGATTGGGACCATATTAAAGAATATATGGTTTATGATTTTAAAGATGATAATCATTTTCAAGAGCTGAAAGAACTAGAAATTCTTAATGAAAGAATGACAGCATTACAAGCTGTTAATGATTATGTTGGTACCTATTATTCAGTTGAATATGTCCGTCGTTATGTATTGCGTCAGTCTGATACAGAGATTGAAGAAATTGATAAGCAGATTGAACAAGAAAAGAAAGATGATGTTATGGACGATGATGCTGGATTACAACCGGGTATGGCAATTGGTACTAATGTACCTGAACCTGAGATGCCACCTATGAATGGTAATGGAGCTGCTATGCCAGGTCAAGAACCAACAGTGCCGGGTGGAGTTGAAGGTCAGAGTGATAGAGATCAGGAATATTCAGGTCCAGAAACTGCGTAAATTATAAATATTAGAGGAATATAGAATGGATAAAAATCTTAGAAAGATGATTGACAATGTTGCCGACGGTGATATGGCTGCCGCTGGTGATGCATTTAATGCTGCTGCAGATGCAGCAAGAACTGATGCGTGGAAACAAGCCAAAATAGATTACGCTCAGAAAGCTTTTAAAGAAGTTGATCTGGGACAAGAAACTTCTGGTATAGATACGGGTATTACAGGTGACCCAGCCGAAGTAGAAGAGGAATAACTATGAAACTTATATCTGAATCAATTGAAGATGTCGATTATCTCATAGAAGATGATGAGGCAGGAAAAAAGAATTATAAAATTAAAGGTCCATTTTTACAAGCCGAGATTAAAAACAGAAATGGTCGCATCTATCCGTTGAACATTCTTGAAAAGGAAGTAAACAGATATAACAAAGAATACATACAGAAGAATAGGGCGTTTGGTGAACTCGGTCATCCTGACGGTCCGACTGTAAATTTAGAGAGAGTATCACATCTTATCACTAAATTATATCCAGATGGTAATAATTTTATTGGTGAAGCCAAGGTGATGGATACTCCTTATGGAAAAATTGTAAAGAATCTCATAGACGAAGGCGCCAAGTTGGGGGTTTCGTCCCGAGGTATGGGGTCGCTCGCACCACAGCGTGGGGCCCATGTAGTAAAAGATGATTTTTATCTTGCTACTGCTGCTGATATAGTCGCAGATCCGTCTGCCCCCAATGCTTTCGTAGAAGGTATCATGGAAGGCAAAGAGTGGGTATGGGATAATGGTGCAGTTAAAGAGATGGATATTGACGCTTATAAGAGAGAATTGGACAGGAAATACAAATTTGCGCAGGCTAGAGAAGAAAAGGCTGTGGAAATCTTTGAAGATTTCATGTCTAAATTTTGAATATTATAAATAACTTATATGTACATTAAAAACAGGGAGTATTCCAAATGACGGATATTAACACTGAACTAGAGAGAATTGCCGACGAAACACTAGGCAACCCTCTAGAGGAAGCACAGGATAACCTAGATAGTAAAGGTGATCCACGGGCTCCTATGAAAGGTGCCACTCCTGCCCAGAAAGAAGCCGCAATTGCTGGCGGAACTCCGGGTGGTGAGACACAAGACATGGGACCTGCTGTTGTTTCTCCAGAAGCTAAATCTGATCCAGGTGATGCCGCCACTAAAAAGGCGAAAAAAGCTAGTCCTCCTAAAACCTCATCTTCTGATGCTTCTTCCAAAGCCATGGGCGATGGAAGTGGTGAAATGAAGGTTGGTGCTAGAGAAGAAGTAGAATTAGAAGGCGTCGATCCAGAGGAAAAGGACTTGAAAGCCGCTCGAGCAGCTGAGAAGAAGAAAGCTGGTAAGGGTGGTGGGACAGCAGGTCGGCCGCAGATAGAACCTGATGAAGATGAAGAAGAAGATGGAGAAAAGAAACAGACTGATCTAGACAAGGACGACGAAGAGGAAGGTGCTCGTAGTAAGAAGCGACCTACCGCTGAAGAGCGTGTTGCAGAGATTGATCTTTCCAGTGATGTAGATGCATTGACATCTGGTGAAGGACTTTCCGAAGAATTTAAGACGAAAGCTGCTACAATTTTTGAAGCTGCATTGAAGTCAAAGATCCGCACGGAACTTGAACGTCTAGAGGAAGAGTACGCAGAG